CGGCTCGTCGCTGCGGTTCATACCCTCCCCGACGCGGGCGTCGTTGCCTGTTGCGATACCTGCCGCCCGCAACTTGCTCCAATACTCCGAGCGGGCCTTGCTGTCGCCGCGCATCAGGCCATCCATGTCGAACACGATGCCGTGGGTCTTGCTGGAACGCCCGAACAACAGGTCTCGCTCCATCGCTTCTTCGCGACGGATGACGCCTGGACGCACGGTATCGGTGACAAACTCGATACCTTGGTGCTCAATGTTATTGTTCGTACTGCGATCCAACTCGGCCAATTTGTGCAACGGAACCCCCAAGATTCGCGCGATGTCGGCGATGGAGAACTTCATCGTCTCAAGCAACTGCGCGTCCTCACTGGTCATGCCGAGTTGCTGCCATTCCAGCCCGTCCTCAAGCAGTGCCGTCTTTCCGGTATTTGCCGCGCCGCCGAATGCCTTGTTCCAGCTTGACAGCACGCGCCCGCGCGCCGTGTCATCCTTGAGCGATTTTCCGACTGGGAATTTCAACACGCCGCCGAGGCGCGTGCCGTTTGCGAACAGCCTCGCGCTGTGTTCCTGCGTCGCCATTGCCAGACCGATAGCCTCGCGTCCAGCCTTCTGTATCGGGGACAGCGGAGTGATGCCGTCGTCATCCAACGTCATGCCGTGCATGTAGTGCATCTCGGAGCGCAGAATAATTCGCGCGGGACCGTTGGACGGTGTGTACTCAAACGCAATGTCACCATCGGGCGCACGGAACGGGCGCACGCGCTCTGGGCGAAGCGGTATCAGTTCCGATATGGCCGCTCCACCGGATGAAATTATTTCAGAGTAGCATCGTGCGTGAATAGCAAAATCTGCCGCCATACCTTCGCGCCACTCGAACGATGTCTGCCAGCGGTTCGGTCGTTTCACGATCACCCACCACAGCGGGTGATTCGGGTCGGATTTTTTGCCACCGTCTATCTGCCAGCGCACCACGTCGAGCGGTAGCGAGGCGTAAGTCTGTGCCAGGATGCTAACGCCACGATAGAACGCCGTAACGCGCATGGCGCTGTCCGGTGTGACATTCATGCCGGCGGACGACCGCGCACCCATGCCGAGCCAATCGGCCACCACTGGGTCTCTTGGCGGCCCAATTACGCCAGATGTGGATCGGGTGGAGAAGAAGAAGAGGCTCATCGTTCGTCACCAGCGGTGAGTTTTGATTTGACGACATTTTTTGGAACAACCACAAATCCAAGAGCGTCATCAGTCACGTACATCATCCCACCTGCCCGCGCAACCGCGATTTCGTAAGGCGTGAGCATATCTGTTCCGATGACGACACCGCCAGTTTCGGCCATCTTCTGCAAAAGCTCATCGGCAGTTAGTGTCATCGTGCGGCCTTAGTCGCAGCAGCGATGCACAGCACGCCCGCAACGATGACACCGGCGGGCAAATAAATCATTCCGGCGCCGATTGCCAGCAACAACGCGCCCGCGATACCTAGAATGTCAGCCAGCATGTGTCACCTCGAATGGACAGAATTGCTGGGAGGGTAGCACTGTGGGCGTGGCGCGTCAACCAACATAAATGCCGGCCTCGTTGTATGGGTTGGGGCCCGCCGCCTCGCTAGGCATGACCCCGACCGCGTTCGCCAGCGCACTCATTCCGTCGATCCTACCGCGTTGCTTCTTTTTATCGAACTTCCTGGCGCCGCTGTCTCCAACAACCTTTGCATTTGCGCAGCACATGTTCATCACAGGGTGATTTCCGTGTTTCATCGAGTGATTGCACAATTTCACCTCCAATTCGCGCAATGCGGGGGTCATACTGAGCGTGCCCTGCCCAAATGGCACAAATTTCGCCAATTCTTCGTCAGAAAAACCCTCTTCAACCAGCCACGGGGTCAAAAAGTTCATCAATGCTCGGTCAAAACCCACATTTTGTACGTCGTTTCGGTCGAAAAAGCCCCTCAAAAACTGCGCAATGTGACGATATTCGATGGCTTTTCCCGGTGTCGTTTGCAGAAAACCCTGCCGTTCCCACAAATCGTATGGTACTTTTTCCTTGCGTGCCTTCTCGATCAGACCGTCATGGGGTAGCCAGAACGTCGGGAAAACACCACCATCTTCGTCCACGGCGACGAATGCGGTCAAGTCGGCCACCGCCGATAGGTCGAGTCCGCCCCACACTTTGCCTTTCGGGGCCTCGCCAGGGTGCGCGCCGTTGGCCTCCCACACAGATCGGGGGATGAACGGTGATTCCGCCTCAACTCGTTGATTTAATATCAAATTCCTGAAAGCAGGCTCATTCGCAGGCATGTCAACCGCCTGCTTGCACTGCTTCTCCACGTCTGCGCGCGACCGGAACACGCCGAGGGCAGGATTCGCCGCCACCCATGCGGCGGGGTCGTCCAGTCGGCAGTCATCTGGGGCCTCGTATACGTGGCAAACAACCCTCGGATCGGGGGAATTGCGCTGCGTGTCTATCCACGTCGAGAACAAGTCAGCGGCGGTCGGTGCTTGGGTCGATATAGCGATCAGCAGCGGGTTACTGTACGCACCCTGCGCCGACGTGATTGCCTCCACGAATTTGTCGGTCGGGCCGACTACCTGCCCCACTTCGTCCAAGATTGCAAGTATCGGCGATAGACCGTGCGCCGTTTTGCCCTCTGCCGACAGCGCCCGATACAGCACATTGCGGCGCAAGCCTATCAGCCTTTTACCGGACGGCTGCACGCGCACCAGCTTGGACAGGATGGGCGACATCTCCACCATCTTGCGCGCAAGCTCGAAAACGACTGCGGCCTGCTCCTTCGACTGCGCGCCGGAAATCGCTTGCGAGTTGCGCACAGCCTCTGGCCCGCATATATGGGCCAAAAGTAGCGCGGCGATAAGACCAGTCTTCCCGTTCTTTCTGGCGATTGACAAATACGCAGAGTGAGAACCGTGCGGGTTGTCATATATGGCCCGTATAAAATCGACCTGAAATTTCTCAAGCCGCATGGGTGCCCCGATTAAATCACCCTCTGGAACAAGTATGTACGAGTGTATAAATTCGATGACTTTTTCTGCGCGCGTCCTAGCCTTAGACATTTTTCATAATCCTACCGTCAGCAGCGTGTATGCCTAGTCGTTCCCAATGGAAACCCCCTGCTAAACCGCCAGTCCTGCTGGCCCGAGTAACATCCTTGCCGCCACCGAGCGCCTTCGGCTGAATATGATGCTTTTCTGAGTAGCCAACAATAGACGCTTCACGCTCACGACGCGACACGATGAAGTCTCGGTATATTTTTTCGTAATTCATGCCGGCCACCCATCCGCGCCAACCACCGCACGAGCGTTGTGCCCGTGCATCCTATCGTGGCAGTCCTTGTTCAGCGAAATCAGATTGTCCAGTGCGTCCATCTGCGCCAGCGTCCACCCCAAGCGTTTCGCATCAGCCTTGCTGACGATGTGGTGAACGTGATTTGCCACCAGCCTGCGCCCACGGCACTCGGGGCACCGGCACATGCCGAAGTCACGCCGCAGCGCCAGCACGCGAGCCTTGCGCCACGCGGCACCGTACCCGCGATCATTGCTCGATGTCGTGTGCCAAGTCATGCCAGCAGTCCGTCAGAATCAGCTATCTCGCCACCAACCTGCCGCGCTTCTCCTTCAATCTCCCGCGCATTGGCGAATCCGCGCGCATCCCCCGCCGCCTTGCCACCCATGCGCAACGTCCGCATCAGCGACATGACGCGCCGATTCAGCATCTCCACCACCTTGAACCGGGGGCTCACCTGATCCTTGCCGAGATAGTCTGCGGTGACGTTCCCCTCGTGTTCCAGCAATATCTCTTCCTCGAAAATCGACAGTTGGCACTTCGCCAGCGTGGCAGCCGTGGTCAGATCGACAGGGTTCCAATCCTCACGCGCCCTGGTAGCGATGATGTCAAACCAGTACGGCATGGCGTCGCGCGGTATCGGGACGTGGACTGGCGGGATGAGCGGTGGTAGGTCGGCATTCGCCATTGCTGTCTGGGCGGCAGTCGCAGAGTCGGATCGGACGCGGCGGGTTTTGGCGGCGGCAGGCACCGGGGATGGCACCGGGGGGAGTCCAGCGAGTTCGCGCTGCTTCCGTTCGCTGGCAAGTTGGCGACTGCGCCGGACGCGCTCGGCGCCAGTCATCGGCTTGTCACCTATCGGGATACGGCCTGTTTTCTTAGTCATTTCAAGCACCTGTTGCGTTACACGTAACTAAATGTAACACGATAGTTTCGTTACATGCAAGCCAAATCGACCATTACGGTTAACTCGAAGG